GTTCTTCCCGTTCTTCCCACCGTTCTTCCCACCATTCTTCCCACCGTTCTTCCCACCGTTCTTCCCGTTCTTCCCACCGTTCTTCCCACCATTCTTCCCACCGTTCTTCCCAGGATTTAAGGCTCCGTTCTTCCCATCCTTCGGACCTTCGTTCCCGTTCTTCCCATCCTTCGGACCTTCGTTCCCGTTCTTCCCATCATTTGGTCCATTCTTCCCAAGCTTCGGAGGTCCGTTCTTCCCAACCTTCGGCGGATGGGGTGGCTACTAATAATTAATTAGTAGCCATAAACACTTTTCTTTTACTGCAAAGTGTGATAAGATTGAATAGTCGAAAAGAGAAAAAATGGAATGGTATGAGTTGCCTAGAATTGAAAATGCAAATTCTAGGCTAGAAGAAAAAAATATTGGTTCAGATATTTTGTGCACAAATCTTCATTATGGAATAAATTTGTACAGAAATGCAATAGATAAAGAAACTTGCCAAAATATAATTAATAGCCTAGAAGAAGAAATATCTTTAAATAAAAGGGGCATCAAGTGGCATGGAGCTACAGTCAATGGAGAAACTAGAACAGACCATGCAAGAAATTGCTATGATTTAAAATATAAAAGAGACCACGTTGGAAAATATATTGAAGACAGCGAAGTTCTAAAAAATTGCTATGATCTAGTAAACGTCTCCCTTGATAAAACTTTAAGACATTATGAGTCATTGTGGAATTTTAACATTAAATATAAAGAAGCTTTTAACTTTGTTAAATATTTGCCAGGAGAGTATTTTAAAATTCATGCAGATCATGGTCCATATTACACATGTACAGTTTCAGCTGTAGTTTACTTAAACGATGACTACGAAGGCGGAGAGATTGAATTTCCAAGACATGGTATTACTTTAAAGCCACAAGCGGGGGACATAATTCTTTTCCCTTCTAATTTTGTTTATGAGCATGCATCACTAAATATAAAGTCAGGAACAAAATATTCTGTGGTTATCATGATGGACTACAATGATTTGTATCACGATGAAGAAAACGGCGGACAAAAATATTAAAATATTGTTTCAGCCATTTAGACCATGGCTAAATAAGTTTAGCTCATCTTTGCCAAAGCCTACACAGAGTACTATCCCAGATTGGTATAAAGAAGCGGATAGGTTTGCAAAAATGCCAAACGGAGAATACTATAAGGCAACAAAAGAAATTTGTCCAGTTCCAAGAGAAGGAACATCAAATGACTATGGTAAAATTCCAACATGGAAAGCCTGCCCAGCAATATTAGATGCTTTTATGACAGGATATGTCCTAAGCACCCCATGTGATTTAGAATTTAAAAAAGACAAATATGGTAAAATAAGAGTTGATGTAAAAGACAAAAAGCATATTGGTTTTGTCTCAGAAAGAACTCCAATGGATCAGTTCCCATCTCCAATTGGATACTATGAAGAGCACTTTGCTTGGTACCCAGAATGGGGCATTCAGGTTCCAGAGGGATACAGCGCTTTGTTTATGACTCCGATGAATAGATTCGATTTACCATTTTTGAATACAAGCGGAGTTGTAGATACAGATAAGGTTCATCTACTAGGAACATTTCCATTTTTTATTGCAAAGGATTGGGAAGGAACAGTACCAAAAGGCACCCCATTTTTACAAATATTACCGTTTAAAAGAGAAGACTGGGATCACGATATAGAGTTTTTAAGTGTAAACGAAATGCAAAAAAGATTAATAGACAATGCAAAATTTTATCGTCAGCCTGACGGTGGAGTTTATAAATCAAAAATTTGGAAAAAGAGAGAGTATAAATGACAACAGAAACTAAAAGCATAGCCCCTACTTGGAGCAGCAAAGAGCAGCTAGCCCCAGGTATATTTGTTTATAGAGACGTACTTAAAAAAGAACTTGATATTATCAATAGGCTTGAAAATTCTGTTGGGCCAGTAGGAACTAAAGAAAAAAGATATACCTTTCAGCCAGCTTATGTTGGATATCAACAACTAATGCCAGACTATAGAGATTGTGTAGATTTTAAATTTAAAAAAAGTGATATTGCTTTAGATAAAACCGAAGATGCAATGAGGCTAAAAGAATTGTGGCAGGATGTATATGATGTTCAGTACCCAGCAGTTGTAGATTATTGTAAAGCACACAATATAATGGAGCTTAAATATTGGGAAGCTTTTAACTTTATTAAATATGGAGAAAGCCAACACTTTATGGAACACCAAGATCATGGTTACTCATACAACTGTGTAGTTTCTCTTGTAGGGTATGTAAATGATGATTATGACGATGGCGGATTATACTTTAGACTTCAAGAGTTAGATATTAAGCCAAAAGCGGGAGACTTATATGTTTTCCCATCTAACTTTATGTATCCTCACCAAGCAAAAGCGGTAACAAAGGGAACAAAGTATTCTATAGTTACAATGCTTGATTATAGCAAAAAGTTTCATACTCAAGAAATGTATGATCCAAAGTGGGATAATGAGATAAATGAAAATAACAGCCTACAAAAATAATGTAACTCGTTCAAAAATTGAACAAACAAAAGTTAAAAGAGATTGGATGGATGAGACTTTAAATGCTCATGCATATAAATGCTTTCCAGTATCTTTAGCAAATACAATTGGATGGTCTATTTCTTTTTTAGATGACATAGAGTTTATTTGGGACGGGATATCAGATACGACTCCAGACCACGTAACCATATTAAAAGACCCAGGCCATGTTTGTACTACTCAAAGGGCTAATGGAACTGTTAGCTTTTATTCTGGATTCTTCTTTGAGTCAGATGAAAATATGTCAATGTTGCAAATAGTGCCACCAAACTTTTTTGTGGATGGAGCCACACCATTTACAACAATAATATCAACATCTGTTTTAAAAGAAGCAATTCCAATTGCGTGGAAAATTACTAGACCAGATACAGTGATTAAGATACCAGCAGGAATGCCCGTAGCTACATTTATTCCGATTTCTTTAAAGCAATATCAAGATATTGATTTAGAAATTAAAGATAAAGTTTTTATCCAAGATCAAAAAAGGGTAGATGAAAGACTAAAAGTCTGGGATGAAATTTCCAAAAGAGGAGATTTTACTAACTTCTATAGAGATGCTGTAGACTATGATGGGACTAGCATGGGTAATCATGAACTAAAGTCTTTAAAGCTAAAAATTAATGACCTTACATCTGGCAACAAGAAATGATATAATGATAATATGAATCAAGTCAACCAAGAAGCAACAGTAGTCTACAAGACACCATCCCTTACGCCATCTGGGTTTTTTGGCACATCTAAGGATATGATTGTCGAGCTTGAAAATTTTATGACACAAGAAGAAATAGAATTCCTTGAGGCAGCTGCTAGAAAGATTACCATTTGGGATGTAACAGAAAGCCATGTTAATGAAAATGGCACAACTGTGTATGATGCTAACTACTGGAAAGACAGGGTTTGCACAAGCCCATCTTTAGATAAAAATGATCCAGAGATTAGACCAGTTCTTGAAAGACTTTTCCAAAGGCTTAAGCCTATTGTTGAAGAATTTTACAAAGTAAGAGTTACTCCAACTGGAACAACAATTGTTAGATGGCTGCCTGGCCAATTCCAAAATCCTCATGCAGATAAAGAGCTTCATGAACTTCCAGATATCGGCATGCCAAACGATTTCCCTTACTACGATCTTTCAAGTTTATTTTATCTAAATGATGACTACGAAGGAGGAGAACTATACTTCCCTCTTCAAGGAGTTCAGTTTAAGCCTAAAAAAGGAGCAGCTTATTTTTTCCCAGGAGACATGAATTATATTCATGGAGTAACTGAAATTAAAAATGCAATTAGATATACGTGTCCATTTTTCTGGGAAATCCTAGAACACACTGGAGAAAATCAGCCAGACCCAAATAAAAAATATTATAGAACTCTGATAGATGGAGAAATAAAATAATGAGTACTTCAGAAAGACTAACCACAGACATTTTAGTATTTAAAGACTTTTTGACTAAAGAAGAATCTCAAAAGGTTATAGATATTTTAGAAGCTCAAGTTGCAAATGAAAAGCTATCTTGGACACCTATTACATTTTACGAATCATACTCTTCGGTGCTTCCTCAAGATGGAGATGAAGAGCTAGAGCAGTTTGGTTTACCTTCAGATTTCTTCTCTACACTTCAAAACAAAATTATTGATGCAGTTGCTGAAGTTCACGGAAACTCTTCTTCAGATATTTATAAAATTGGATTTCATGCTCAAAAATGGGAGCCTGGTGCTTACGCAAAAGAGCACTCAGATAATACTGATTTGCAGGGAAACACTGGTCCATTTGAAAGAAGTAGATACGCAGCTTTTCTGTATTTAAATGATGAGTTTGAGGGCGGTCATCTAATATTTAATAAGCAAAATCACACACTTATCCCAGAGACTGGAACCCTAGCGGCTTTTGCAGGAGGTTTTGACAATACTCATGAGGTTACAATGATAACTTCTGGCATAAGATATACTCTAGGATCATTTTGGGATAATAGGTCTCCAGAATCCTATCCTCAAGAAACAATAGACGCTTGGGATGCAGAGATGAAAAAGATTAGAGAAGAGCAAGAAGTTATAAAGTCGGAATGGCAAGAGGCATTAAAAGAAGGATACAGAATAGATCTAGACGGAAATAAATACAAAATAGAGGAGAACGACTAATGAAGCTAGAAGAAAAATTACATGAAAATGTTTACATGTACTCAGATGTAATTGAGAATCCACAAGCAATTATTGATTTAATCAATAAGCTAGATTCTGATGAAAGAGTTCACAAGGTTATCCCAAGCTGGAAAAACTGGAATTCAAGCAGTAGAGATGGTAACATTTTTGGAAAGAAGAAAGACTTTAATCTTTCTGAGGTAGAAAATTTAGATGAAGATATAAGAAAAGACGTAGACTTCATAATATCAACAATTAGAAATGCTATTAAAAATATATCAGAGTCTTTTATTGTTGATAGAGGACTTAAGGGAGTTCCAAACGTATCACCATTTGTAGGTATCCAAAAATATATTGAAGGTTGTGCAATGGGCGCACACTTTGATAGACAGGCTGGAGATAACAGCTTAGAGTGGTCGATTATTATTTATTGGAATGATGACTACGAAGGCGGAGAGATATCATTTGTTATCAGACCAGAAGATCTGAGATTAGAAATGAATGGCCATCTTAGACCACCAGATGATGCGCTAGATCCAAGAACAAAAGACATGGTTACATTTACTGCAAAGCCAAAGGCTGGAAGCGCATTGATATTCCCGTCTACAGATCCATACAAGCACCAAGTTCATATCATGAAATCGGGAGAGAAGTTTATTACTCCTGGATTTATATTTGTTGATGGTTATGTTGTTGGAGGTCCAGGAGGGCCATCAGAAGAATACATCAAAGCCTATCACGAACAAAACCAGGAATGATTTAATTCTTGCTAGAATATAAAATTGCAAAGTTATCTGATCAAGTTTATGAAATACAAAATTTTATAACAAAAGATGAGCTTGATCAGGTAATGCAATTTGTTAAATCAAAAGACAATTTAGATTGGTCTAGCAAAGATATACAGTATGATTTTTGGTCAGACAAAGTTTTATACAGCAGCTTAATAAATGAAAACCCTTTATTTAATAATATATATAAAAGAGTATGTAGTTTGTTTAGTGGTAATCTAGAGGTAACTGGAATAAACCTACAAAGATACATGATGAATGATGCACTGGGAGAACACACAGATGATCACGATGGGCACAGACTTAATGGCGATCAAGTATTTTATGGAGTAGTTATTTATTATAATGATGAATATAAAGGCGGAGAGCTAAGGTACCCAGACATTGGAATAACTCATAAGCCAATTGCAGGATCATTGCTTTTACATGGAGGAAAGATACTTCATGGAACACTCCCAGTTCAAGATGATATAGTTAGATACATATCTACAATGTTTGTAAAGCATAAACTAAATGAAGTTGTGTCTTTAAATAGAGATGTTTTTGGAGAAGATGATGGAATATAAAGGAAATAGCGGCCAGGAAAAATTTGTGCTTGACTTACTTAAAAATAAAGAAAATGGTTACTACGTAGAGCTAGGAGCATTTGATTCTAAAAAAGGAAGCAATACTTACCACCTGGAAACAGATTATAATTGGAACGGTGTTTCGTTTGAAATAGATCCTGAAAGACACGCAGAATTTGTTTTAAATAGAAAAAACCCATGCATTCTAGGAGACGCAACACATTTTAATTACATATCGTACTTTGAAGAAAATAACTTCCCAAAACAAATAGACTACTTGCAGGTTGATATAGACGCAGGATACACACCAGAAGGAAACTCTGTAGGAAATCCATACCTAACCCTGCACGGACTCCTTGCTGTTCCTTTAAGTAAATATAGATTTTCTATAATTACTTTTGAGCATGACGCTCAAATTGAATATAATAACAAGGGTATGCGTGAGGCACAAAGAGAAATTCTTTCTTCATTTGGCTACAAGTTAGTGGTTAGAGAGTGGCATGAAGATTGGTGGGTAGATCCGTATGCGATACCGTATTTGGATTTTAGAGAAAAATTTAAGATGGCGTGGACATAAATGAGCGGACAGCTAAAGCAAGAGCATCACGATGTAGTTAATGAGTACCTTGAAACCGTAGCAAATAAAAAGGCCGATGCCTACATGCTTACAATTGCAAGAGATGGGGAAGATCCAGCAAGATCAATTATATTCTTTCCAAATGCTATAGAGGCAGCAGAAGCATACAATATGTATAATGACTGGGGATTTGCTAAGCAGTACCTTACCGTAAGGCTTTATGAGCCAACAGGGAAAATAAACGAAAAGGTCTTTAAGAGAAACCAGGCGGGGGACCCAACATTCTTAAGAACAAACTATATAGATGTTACAGAAACGCTATTAGGACTAAAGCCTTTAATATCTCCTCAAGCCTATGAAAATACATGCATGGAGATAATGACCTCATTCGCTAAAGATAATTGGAGATTTGACCCAGAAAGGTTTTTATCAAATCTGGGAATAGACAAAAAACTAGATTGTTAATTTAGCATTTATTGTAGTATAATATTGAATATGACTCCATACAAAAGAATGCCAAGAAGGCACTTTACTGATCTTCAGTTTAATCCTTACTTCAAGAGTCATGGGTTTTTAGAAAAGCAAGAAGCCGTTGATAAAAAAAATAAAGAAGATTTAAAGTCTGTATTAAACTTTTTTAAAAAGATTTGGTTCAAAAAATAATGTCATACTATCTGTCCACAATAAAAGATTCACCAACTGGTCTATGGAAGCTAGATGAGACTTCTGGTTCTGTAGCCTATGATATTTCTGGGTGCGGTAATAATGGCTCTTACGTGGGTGGAATTTCTATCTTGGGAATGCCAATTGTTTCTGGTGGAAGACATTCAAATAAAATAGATAGCTCAAAGTATATTCAGTTTGTGATATCAAAAGATTTTTCTGGCACTACAGGTACAGGTGGATTTGCCACACCATCAACTCGTGACAACGACTTTACCCTAGAAGCATGGATACACCCAAAGACAGTAACTTCAATGACTCCTATTTTTGCAGACTCAAATGGAGTTGGGCTATATTGGGATAATGGAAATGCAGTCTTCATGCTTGAAGATGAAAGAATAGATTATTCTGTACCAAACCCAGATAGGGTTATCCATCTTGTAGGAGTGTACTCTGTTTCTTCAATGAGCCTTTATGTAGACGGCTACCTTGTAGCATCTAAGCCCATATCAATTTCTTTTACAAATACAAGCGTAACTTTATCATCTGGGCCATGCCAATCAGGAGAATATTTTTTAATTGATTGCCCAGCTGTTTACAGGTATGCTCTTTCTGCAAACTCAGTGCTATCACATTACAATAATTTATTTTTGAACAATGATGAGCAAGTATCGCTACCAGACCTTGGAGAGCTATTTATTGGATCCGAAAAATATCAGTCGGTAGAAACTAGGTATGTTTATCCAGCACAAGTCCAATGGGAGTCATTGATATATGATAATGAACCTTTAAGTTACAACTCAAATAACAACAGTATTTATTTAAAGCCTGGGTTTACTTCAGGAGAGTTCGTTGAGGATTTAGTGTTAAACATAACACAGGATTATGTGTCATCTAAAATAGACTGGATGTCCTCAAAAGGCGTTTCAGTTTATGTTTCAGAAATATCTGAATCTGGCCCATGGACAATATGCTCAAATGGATCATCAGTGCCAGGATTTACTCAAGGCTCTAGCTTTTCTTCAACAAAGGTATTATATTTTAAGGTAGAGTTTGATTCATCAGATTCTGACATTTATATTCCAGAGCTGTATTCTTTAAAGATATATTTCTATTCTGAAAAAAGCATGTCTTCTCATAACGGAGGAAGCCAGCTTTCTATATCTCAACCAACTTCTGGATCGGTATGGGACTTTGACATATCTAACAATAATTATCCAGTTAGAGTTAGAAACTATAACAATGGCATAAGGCCAAAATCCTCAGCTTTCTTTATTAACTCTTTAAATGAAAATCGTAATATTGAAATGATATTCACTCCAAAATCTCTATCCAGCGGACATCTTGTATTTAATAAAACTGAATCAGTTGAGACGGCTTTATCGTGGGCGGCAGGTGGAGCAATAACAAAATCTAACATTAGCAATATATACATAAACGGCCAAGATGCCTCATCTGCTACCAACATATCCTCATATTTATATATAGATGAGCCTAATTATATTTTAATAAAAACCTCTAATCCAATAAGTGGAGAAATTTGGTTTAACGGAAAGCAACTCTTAGGGGTAAGATCAGGTGTATTGGATGATAATTTATACCAAAATATAGCCTTATACACAAATGCATCAATTAGTCACCAAGAGCATTATGACCTATATATTGGCAAACCCGCCTCTATTGCTCAAGGATCGTCGATGGCAATGACAGAAGAGTCCGTATCCACATATTCTAGAGACAGAGTAGTGCTTCAAATCATATAGTTTTGTCAGACTGAGTGACAAAAAGCTGGACTTGTAGACACAAAGATGGTAAAATAATTAACTATGGACATAAAAAGAATTAATGCTCAAATGAAATCTGGCGATACCAGGTTAGGAGTCTATGTCTGGGAGATGCCAGATGGAAGATGGGTCGGAGACGAAGACAACAACTTCCTATCAATAGCATCAATGATTGGTAATAAAGAAAGAATTGCTCTGTTAGCATCAGCAGTTGCTCACTATGGAATTGATGTCGGCCAGCCTAAGTTTATTGAAGGAAGCAGGCAGATTGACGATGAAGAATTTGAATATCAAAAGCAAAGACTTAGATGGGGACTCACTCCAGATCCTTTGGATATAAGTGTTCACAAAGAAGAAATGGCTAAACTGAATGGTGGTAAAAAATGATTGAGTATGATGAAGACACTGTTATGAATAATATAGAGGTTTCTAATGTGGCAGACTGGATGAGATTTAACAATCCAACTACTCAGAAATCAGATGACGCATTTGATGTAGAGGGCGAAGACATTTTAAAGCTTTCTGGTCTAGGTGCCTCATTTAGAAGGAAAGTTTCTAGAGATCTTCAGAAATCTTTTGTCGGAAAAGATGGAGCAGTAAGCCAGCAGCTTCAGCATCAGCAAGCAGTTAGCGGCTATGCCACATTTGATCTAATTCAACCAGAATATAACTTAGATTATTTATCAACAATTTACGAAATTTCTCCATACAACTATGCTGCTATAAATGCAAAGGTTGCAAACATTGTTGGCCTAGGATTTGATTTTGTTGAATCAAGAAAGACAACTGATGCCCTCGATGAAATTAGTGATGAGAAGCAGTTAGAAAGAGCTCGAAAGAAGTTAAATAGAATTAAGCAAGATTTAAATAAATGGCTTGAAGATTGCAATGAAGACGAAACCTTTAAAGAAACACTTATAAAGTTCTATACTGACATAGAGGCTACTGGTAATGGCTACCTAGAGGTCGGTAGAACGACAACTGGTAAGATAGGGTACATCGGGCACATCCCATCAAAGACAATGCGTGTAAGACGCCTTAGAGACGGTTTTATACAGCTTCTTTATGGCAAGGCTGTGTTTTTTAGAAACTTCGGGGATACAGAAACAGTAAACCCTATAGCAGGTCAAGAAGATAGACCTAATGAAATTATTCATTTAAAGAAGTACACACCAAAGAATAATTATTATGGAATTCCAGATATTATTGCTGCACAAAATGCTATGGCGGGTAACGAGTTTGCTGGTAAGTACAACCTAGATTACTTTGAAAATAAGGCAGTGCCAAGATACATTATTACAGTAAAGGGAGCAAAGCTTTCTCCAGAATCTGAAAGAAAGCTGCTTGAGTTTTTTCAAGTTGGACTAAAGGGAAAGAATCATAGATCCCTGTATATACCACTTCCACCAGACTCACCAGACTCAAAGACTGAATTTAAGATGGAGCCAATTGAGGCTGGCTCACAAGAGTCTTCATTTAATATTTATCGTCAATCAAATAGAGACGAAATTCTAATGGCCCACAGAGTTCCAATTAATAAAATTGGTACACCAGCAGGCATTAACTTGGCTGCAGCCAGAGACGCAGATAAGACATTTAAAGAGCAGGTCTGTCGTCCAGCTCAGGAAAATCTAGAAAAGAAATTAAATAAAATAATTCAAGAAATGACTGACGCCATGGAGCTTAAGTTTAATGAATTAAGTTTGACAGATGCAGATACCCAATCAAAGATAGATGAAAGATATCTTAGATTCCAGGTAATTACTCCAAATGAAATTAGAGTAAGAATGGGAATGGTTCCACGAGAAGGTGGAGATGTCCCAGTAGACCTTGCAGCCCAGGCAGCTGAAATTAAGGCTCAGGCTACTCAAAGTAGAACCCGTGACCAAGAGAGATCAGCAAATTCCCCAGATAAATCTGGGGAGGGCAGAAATGCAAAGGGAGATGGAAGACAAGTCAACTAGTCCTACTCAACTAGTTATTTGCCTTTTGATACGATAATCTCTATAATATATAACATATGATCATAGAAAAGTCACATTGGTCCTCTAATGGAAATGCTATTAATTTATCAGTTCCATTTACAAAGGTCAATAGAGAAAAAAGAACAGTCTCAGGATTCGCTACACTAGATAACCTGGATCAGACTGGTGACGTCGTTACGCAAGAAGCTTCAATGAAAGCATTCGAAAGCTTCAGAGGAAATCTAAGAGAAATGCATCAGCCACTTGCAGTTGGCAAGGTTGCATCATTCCGCCCAGAAACTTTTTATGATCCAACAACAAAAGAATTTTACAACGGAGTTTACGTTGACGCATACATTTCAAAGGGCGCACAAGATACCTGGGAGAAAGTTCTAGATGGAACTCTAACTGGATTTTCAATTGGCGGAAAGATTCTTGAATCAGATAACGAAGTAAACAAATCAACTGGAGCATCTGTAAGATTTATTAAAGATTATGCGCTAGTAGAACTATCAATCGTTGATTCACCAGCAAATGAACTATGTAACATTCTATCTATTGAAAAGGTAAACGGACAAATGATTTTTAAGGGCATCGCAGCAGATGTCAAAATGGAAAATATTTTTTATTGTGCAGATAGCGATTCTGTTTTTATGTCAACAGAATCAGAATACTTGTCTCCAGTTACTGGAAAGAAAACAGAACTTATTGGATGGGTTGAATCTAACGACGTAAACAAAGCAAAAGAAATAGAGAAGATTCTTGATTCACGTAGATCAAGATTGCAAACATTGCCTGACAACACAAATATAAATATGGCAATTGCAGAAGGAGGAAATGAAGTGGAAAAGCTTAATGTAACAGAAGCA